AATCATGACTACAAAACGTCAAAAAATTAGAGAACAATTGGCTTCAGAATCAAAACTAAAGCCAATTAAAAAACCACGTAAGAAACGTCAAATGTCAGACGAACAAAAAGCAGCAATGGTTGATCGCTTAGCAAAAGCTCGTGCTGCACGTGGTCCAGCTAAAAATCTTTCTATTGCCGAGTCCATCCGTGACTTGCCTGTGGAGCATCCATTGTCTCCAAATAAAGTCAAAGACTGGATCAAAGAGCAAAAAGATTTAATTAAAGGATTAGGTAAAGAAGCAAAAGAAAGTAAGGATAAAAATCTCCGTCAATTATATTGGGAAACTGAAACTTACATCTTTAATTTGCAACGTTACCTTGGTGATGGCATCTATCGTGATAACCGATATGGCGCTCAAAAACAAAATACTATACAACACAGATCAGTAGCGATGGCATACTATCCTGATGGTACGCCAAAGCGAACGCCTGGTGTGTATTATCCAGACATTGGAGATGTATATACTAATGAAATGGCCATTGATGATAAAGTCAACAGCAGAAAAAATGTTTCTAACAAAAAGTGAATTCACTAAGTTAGTAGTAGATACCGTAAAATCGCATAAGTCTTCTCATATGGATGCTATCATTCATTTATGCGAAGTTTACGATATAGAGCTGGAGGATGTGCGTAAGTATATTTCTCCAGTTATTAAAACCAAGCTTGAGGCAGAAGCAATGAATTTAAATTTTTTGCCTCAAGAAAACAGTTTACCTATCTAAAAAAATATGATAGAATACTACAGTAATATTTCAGCAAATAAGGAAAAACAAATATGTCTTTTGCAAATCTAAAACGTAACCGTACAGACTTCTCTACTCTTATCAATGCAGCACAAGCATCCGGCGGTGGTGAAAAGAAATCATATGGCGATGACCGTATGTGGAAACCCACAGTTGACAAAGCCGGCAATGGTTATGCTGTGCTTCGATTCCTCCCAGCTAAAGAAGGCCAAGACATCCCTTGGGTTCGCTATTGGGATCACGGGTTTAAAGGGCCAACAGGCCAATGGTACATTGAAAAATCTCTAACCTCTATTGGTCAACAAGATCCCGTGTCTGAATTAAATACTCGTTTATGGAATTCAGGTGTTGAAGACGATAAGGAAACTGTACGTAAGCAAAAGCGCCGACTACATTATGTTGTAAATGCATTGGTAGTTTCAGATCCAAGTAATCCTGCCAATGAGGGTAAAGTCTTTATGTACCAATTTGGTAAAAAGATTTTTGATAAGATTATGGATCTAATGCAACCTCAATTCCCAGATGAAAAGCCAGTCAATCCATTTGACTTTTGGGATGGTGCGGATTTTGTACTAAAAATTCGTAACGTTGAAGGTTACCGTAACTATGACAAGTCAGAATTCCGTTCACCAGCGCCTCTCTACGATGGTGAAGAATCGCGTCTTGAACCAATTTATGATAACCTATATGATGTTTCAGAGTTTACTGATCCTAAGAACTATAAAACTTATGATGAGCTAAAAACTAAGATGTATCAAGTACTAGGTGAACAAGCTCCACGTACTGTAAAACAAGAAGTAGCAATGGATTTGGACGATGAGATTCCAAACTTTGATGCTCCTAAGCCTCAACCAGCAGCTCCTATTCAAACTGCAGAATCATCAATGGATGGTGAGGACGATACAATGAGCTACTTTGCTAAATTAGCTGCTGAAGATTAATTACTAATCTTCACCTAAGTATGCCTTTAGCGTATCTATTGAAACTGGCGCCGGCTGAGATACAAAAGTATTTTTAGCAGCAAAGTTTGATACTTTGGTAGAGTAATCACCAATATTAACAGGTGAGGCTGATGCCTGTGGTTGTGGCCCATTGTTAAATATGTTACCACTACCAAACATATCAGCTACTCCAAAACCGGGAACACTTTTTATTTTTTCCCATTGAATACCCGGCGTATATGTACCGCCGGGTACTTTTATTTGATCTACATTTCCACCTCTTTGAACTGGAGTAGATGGCGCTGCCAATCTGGTTTCCGCATACTGTTTTTGCGCCAGCAGTTCTCCAAATATTTGCGCTGCCATGTTGGTGGTATCATTAGATACAATACCACTAGATGCCTCACCCACTACAAAACTTTGCGCTGCATCTATTAAAGGAATATTCTTTAATGCGGCCTCTTGTTCTATTAATTTCATTACAGCTTCTCTATCACTTACTCCAGTATCTCCGGCGATGTCTGCTGCTAAATCCGCAGCAGCACCGCCTAAACTAGTATCGCCAGCTGCTATCGCTGCTTCGGCAGCCAATTTCGCGGTGAGCTGACGGTTGAGCAAATAATTCTGCATAGCCGCATCATCTTCAGCGACAAAGCGACCACTATCTTTTAATATATCAAGATTGCGCTGCTTTGTCAATGCTTTCTTAGCTTCTGCTGCTGCAAGTGCTATATCACCTGCTTCGAGAGCTGCGTCTACTGCTGCATTATTTTTTTCCAATTCTGCAACCATTGCACCCTGGAATTTATCACCTTTAGTTTTTAGCCAATTCGCTAGTCCTCCAACTGCACTAACAGCTAAATATCCTAGTGCTAAAGTAATGGCACCAGCAGGACCAAAGAACATAGCGCCCATAGCAGCAAATTCAGCTGACTCGGCAAGTGTATTCCCTAAAACTTCACTTCCTGTTAAACCAGTAATAGCAGTTCCAACTTCTCCACCAATAAAACCAATTATTCCAGCTAATCCTAAATTTCTTATAAGACCGCGTCCAAGAAATCTCGAACGGCCTTTTACTTTTTTCTTTATGCTTTCCTTTTCGTCTTTACCAATAAAGTCAGCGTCTTTTGCGGTTGATAATGCAGGAAATATCATTCTACCTAAACTGCCGAAACCTTTAGATATAAGCCTACCAATAAGTTTAGGACCAAAAATTAAAGCAGCTGCGCCTAATACCATTGAAGATAATTCAGATACAGTCATTGCATCGTCGCCGTCGCCAAATAATTTAAAATCTTGAATAATGTCTGGAAGCATTTTATCAATTAAAGGCTGAAGATATTTTTTACCAAGGATAGCACCAGCTGCAACTCGGAACAAATAACCAATTCCAAAGCCCAGCAATCCACCTATAGACATTCCGCCCAGAGCACCAGCGAATGACCCTAACATTGGACCAAGCAAACCTCTTATTCCATCTGATAAACCAGCCAAGCCTGTACCTTGTGCCAAACCAGCGCCAAAAGATTTAGGCCTAGATCTTTCTGAAAGTCTTATTTGTTTTTTACTTTCCCGGCGTTCTTCTTCTGCATCGCCAGCTGATCTTTCTTTTTCTTTGTCCGCGTCAATTCGGGCCTGTAAAAGGCTTTTGATGTCTTCTCTGACATCGATCAAAGATCTATTTTGTTGCTGTAGTTCTGAAACTACCATTTTTAAGTTGGACATGATTTATCCTTGCATCATTTGTCTTTGACGTTCTTCTTTTTCTTGTTTTACTTGGTCAATTAACATACTAAGGTAAATTTCCCTCTCCCAAGGCATCATCATTTCAATATCTGTTAAAGAGTATTTATAGTTCTGAATCAGCTGATAGTTCACTTGATAAAAATTTACAAGTGTATCGTGAGAGAGGTTGATTAAAAAAAATCTTGTAATCCTTGCAATAAAACTTTGTTGTCTTTATCACAGTGATCGCACTTAAATAATACATCATGTTTAAGCTTTGGTAAGCTTTGCACAAAATTTATTAAATCCTCAAATTGCTGGGTGTTTAAACTTTCAATAAATGTTATAGTATTTTCTTTAGTTTCATTTGCAAAATTAATAAGCTCATCTTCTGTTCTAAGTTTGTCTAGACACAAAATAATCATATCAATCATCGCATCAGTCATTGTATCTGGATCGCTTGAATTTAATTCTTTTTGCAAAGCTTTGTATTGTGGATATTTTAATTCAATTGTATAGTTATCATTCAATTTAACTGTGGGAGTTTCTTCTGGAATTTCTATTCGAATATCTTCCAAAGGAATTACAACTTCGGTAAACTCTTCGCATTCCGTGCACTTTAAATTTACATTAGCATTTTCACCAACTGATTTTGATCGGATCATTGTAAACACATATTCAACATCAAATGTTGCTAATGTTTCTAATTTAATTGGCTCATAAACACACGACCCAATTGTGTCCACCACAGCTCTTAAGATTTGTGATTCGTCTTGAGATTCTAATGCGATGAGTAAAGTTTTTTGTTCTTTTACTAAAAATGGTCTAAAAGAAACTTGCTGTTTTGACGAAGGAATTGTTAGTTCATATCGAGGTAATTCATTAATTTTAGGTAAGGCCATTCATTTCATCCTATTGGCTTCCAATTTCTATAAGAAAATTGTACGTTAATTTCTATTATACCGTCTAGTTCATTATTGAATTGTAGATCAGTCATAGTAGTTG